GAACGCTGGACCGACGTTGTAGCCGAACGAGATGATCGCCGCCTGCTGCCGGGCCGACATCTGACGCCAGGTCGGGATCGACCGCGCCAGTCCGCCGGCGACGGTGAACCGCACGAACGTGTCAAGCATCTGATCGGCGACCCCCTGGGTGATGGTGTCGCCCGGCTTGACCTTCGTCCCGTCGAAGTGGGTGGTGTTGCCCCAGCCGATGGTCCACGGCTCGCCGCCAGTCTCAGGGTCGGGGTAGGCCTTGAGCTGGCACCCCTCAAACTCCTTGATCACCGGCAGGGCGAGCTTCACCGCTGGATCGTCGGCTGGCTTCGGCAGCGGGGCCGCCCGGAACAGCTCGAGGAACCTGGCGAGCTGATCAGGCATCAGCTGCTCATGCAGCCAGTTCCAGGCCGCGGCCTGATGTGGCTCCGGCGGGTTCGGGGTGAACCGGGCGGCGTCGATCAGCGTGCCGCTCATCGCTTGGCCAGGGGGGTCACAAGGCCGGCGAACAGTTCGATGGCGCGATAGAACCGGCTGACCAGGTCGTCGTCCTTCGGCGTGTCCGTCAGGTTGACGATCAGAACAGCAGCGCCGTGGAGCGCCAGGACGATTTCGACCAGGTCGGTCAGGCTGACGTTGCTCATGGGTGCGACACCGCAGCAGGGGCTGCATCCACTCTAGGAAAGGCCCGGTCCATGCCCACGGTGACCAGCACGGGCAGCACCAGGCCGCTGATCACGGCCACCAGCATCAGCTGCGCCCGCGACTGCTCCAGTCGGTTCAGGCGGGCATAGATCCCGTTCTCGGGATCCCCAAGCTGGGTCCGGTACTCGGCGATGTCGGTGACCAGCCGGTCGACCAGGGTGCGCACCGCCACGACCTCGCGCAGCAGGTCCAGGTGGTTGATGCGCTCGGCGTCCACTGGCTCAGTCTGGCTCTGCGGTCAGGCTACTGAGATCAGGGTTCGGCACCCACGTCCAGGCCTGGACCCAGTCGCCAGCCTCGGATTGAACGATCTCGCAGGTGTAGGACCCATCCGCCAGGCTGTGCGGCGGCGGGCTGGTGGGTTGGACCATGACCACGCCGAACGGCAGCAGATCCTCAGCCGTCGGGAATGCCGGGAACCACGTCCTCGGATTCTCGGCCTGCAGCTGCTCCATGGTGATCGGCGCCGGGGTTGGCGCCAGCCTGTAGATGATCATCGTGCGGACATCAGGGTGAACTGCTCAAGGCCGGTCAGCTCGCGGTTCCAGCCGATCACTCGGGCGATCGGAACGTTGGTGTGGCCGTTGTTGCCCTGGGCGATCATCAGGCGGGAGATCGTCGGCAGCCCTCCCAGGTCGTGCGAGATCTGCTGGGTGCCGGGCCCACCGCCCGCCAGGGCGGACACGGTGGAGCTGTTCCATGACACCACGAACCGCTGACGGGTTGGCAGCAATCCCGCCCCGGCTCGGGGGCCCTGGTACACCCCCGTCCATGAGCCGGTCGTAATGACCGCCGGGGCCATGCCAGCCGCGGCCAGGAACTCAGTGCCGGAATTGCGGCGCATCGCCACTCGGTACTGGCTTGCCTGGGCCTGCAGGTCGATGTAGTTCCCGGCGAAGGTGCTGCCGGATGCAGTGCCGTCGTCCAGGGTCAGCAGGCTGGACGTGTCGACGTGGCCGAACACCTCAACGAACACCGCCCGCAGGTTCGGATTGATCGGGTTCGGCAGGGTCCAGGACAGGCCATCGGATGGGCGGCTGATCGGACTGGCCGGGCCGTCGGAATGGACGTAGCTACTGGGCAGCAGCTGGTTGTACTCACGCATGAAGCCGAACAGATAGACGCCGCTGGCGCCATCGCCGAAGAATTGCTCGGCCGGATAAACCACACTGTTCCCAACCTTCCTGACGATGCGGATTCGCGGCTGCGAGTAACTGGTCCCGCCGCCTGAAAGGAAGTTGTTGCCAGCCTGAAATGAAACCAGCAGCCAGCCGTCTTGTGTGATTCGGATGTGCGGATAGGCGATCAACCTCTCCTGACCACTGGAGATGGCAGTCCGAAAGTCCAGGATCTGCCCATTCTGCAGATCAAGGGTGATGCAGATTGCGCCTTCGCCTTCAGTGCCAGATCCAGCTGATTCAATCCTCACCGCATGGTTGGTCGTGTCGCCAAATCCCTTGATAGCGATGGTGTACGACTGAAATGTTGAGATGTTCCACAGTCCAAACTTGCCGATGTAGTGATGCCCGTAGGAGGTGTCCAGCATCAACCGGCTGGATTGGTATCCGGCTGTGTTCTCCAGCCCATCAATCGGGCCCGGGAAGCCGCCGGTGATGGTGCAGCCCTTCAGGTAGCCGCCACCACCGGCGCCCTGGTTGCCGCCCCACGTGACGTTCGGGGCCTCCCATCCGCCAGTCCCCGCGAAGCGATTGCTGTACCTGATCCCCTGAAATCTCTGCAGGTACTGCCCCTCGATCAGGACGCCGAGATTGTTGCCGCTGCTGTCATGGTCGTAGACCACAGTGCCAGCGGCTGTTCTGGTGTAACGCTTGCTGCTGCTGATGTGATACTTCTCATACGGCCTTGTTACCGTCAGCACGTTTGTGCTGCTGACCAGGTCATTGATTGTGCCAGTGTTGAAGTCGAATCGGAATGAAGCATCGGCGATGATGCTGTTTGCCGTCAATCCAGAACTGACGGCAAAGTGTCGGCGGGCGTTGAGGCTCATCAGGTCCAGATAGTGGGGCGGCTGCCGCGCCAGGTGGTGCCGCCATTCCTGGTGTAGAAGGCGACGGTGTAGGTGTAGCCGGCCACAAGGGTTGGCGCCGTCCCGTCGGCCCACAGGATCGCCGGCCAGGTGATCGTGCCGGAGGTGTAGAGGAACTCAAACAGGAATAGGGTGATGCCGTTGGACGGAACATTCGTGAACGTGAATGTCACGTTGCCGTTGACGGTGCGGAAGAAGAATGATCCCAGGCTCAGGTCGAGCGCCGTGGCGGATCCCAGGTCAACGGCATTGGATCGCATCGCGGCCGGCATGGCATCGGTCGTGATCGCCAGGCCGCCCGCGCCCACCGTCGTCATGGCGGTCAGCACCTCGGCGATCGTCGCGGTCTCGATCAGGCCAGCGGTCGAGCTGTTGGCCAGCGGGAAGCCCTGCAGCGTCGCGCCGGTGAAGTCCATCACGCCCTGGAACACCGAATCGATGATGGTGCCGCTGAACGTGGTTGAGGAACCGATCGCCACGTCCGGGGCCCCGATGTCACCGACCTGCGCCACCTCGCCGGTCGTCAAGTCCTCCAGGCCGGCGGGCGTGAACCGCAGCATGTCCTCCTGGGTGCCGTCGCAGGCGACGAAGCCGCCGCCGTTGTTGGTGAACAGGTAGCTGAACCGGTTGCGGGCTGCCATGTCCTGCTGGACCTGCGGCAGGGCCGTCGAGTAGTTGCCCCAGCCTGACCATGCCGTGCGATGCGGTGCCATCGCCAGGGTTGAGGGCCGGCGGAACTCCACCGGGTAGTTGGCGCGACCGGTCGCCAGGCCGCCGGCGGGTGCCACCGGGAAGTCGGACGATGATGCCGGATCGCGCAGGCGGCTGGCCTCGAGCTGTGGCGCCAGGGCGGTGTGGGCATCGGCGGAGCTGAGGCCCAGGGCCACCAGCAGGGCATGAGCGGCCAGGTAATCGACGCCCGAGCGGTACTGGGTCCGCAGCCACACCGCGGCCGTCGCCGAGCTGCTGGTGAAGGCGGTCGACCAGCTCCAGCCGAGGGTCGTTGATGCCTCAGTGCCGCTCGCATCGTCGTCGAACACCAGGCTGGGTGCCTCGTTGACGAATGGGTCCTCAGCGTTGAACGCCTCCGGCATCCCCACGTAGCACTCGGACCACAGCGCAGGGTCAGGGCTTGCGGTCGCGGTCGTCAGATCGCTGATCGCCGCCCAGTGCTTGTTGGCGTGCTTCACCACCGTGCCCTTGCGGTAGTAGGTGCTGTTGGCGTAGTTCTGGTCGGGGTTGGAGCGCCGCAGGGAGATCAGCGCCGACCGCAGCACCCCGTCACCCACGGGGGTCGTCGCCGTGGTCGATGTAACCGCCAGTGTCGTGGCTGCCGGCAGGGCGCCACTGACGCCGGCACGGGTTGGATCCAGCTGCAGGATCTGGTGCCGCTGCGGGGTCCTGGCGTTGGTGGTGTTTGCGAGCTTGAGCACCAGCCGGCGCTCCTCTTTCGTGCGATTGTCGGCGATGCGACGGATGTAGACCCGGCGGTTGTTGACGCTTGACCCGCCGGCGGCGCCGTTCTCATCGGCCAGGGCCGCTGCGATGTTGATGATCGTCGGGCTGCCGGCACTCCATGACGGGTTGGCCAGCTGCGCCCGCCAGTCGGGGCCCTGTGGATTCTCGACCCAGATGTAGGAGTCGGGCCGCAGGGTGAAGGACTCAAGCACTGCCGGATCCAGCGCGGCCGACAGGGTGATGGCGCCGGAGGTGGCGCTGCTGACGGTGCCGAGGAAGATCCGGCGGATCGCGGGCGTCTTGGCGTCGGGCCGCAGGGGCACGCGAAACGCCGAAAGGGTCCAGCTCTTGTCGATCGGGAACGCCGCCGACCGATACCCCTCAGCCAGGGCGGTGATGCCACCGAAGCTGGTGTTGCCGTTGGTTGAATCCAGTTCGCCGCCGGTCTGCACCCAGTTGTGGACGCCGGCGCCGATGGAGAACACCGACACCTCCTGGACGAAAGCGCCATTGATGACGCGGATGTGGAACGACCGCCGGCCGGGCTTCATCCGCCGCGAGTCCGGCGATGAATCGATCAGCGCCTGATAATTCGCGGGCGTCACCCAGCTGCCGCCCGAGTAGATCTGCCAGCAGCTGAGGGTCTTCTGGTTGCCGGTATTCGTGTATTGGGCCGTCACCATGGACCGCAGGCCTGTGACCTTGCTGCCGTCCATCAAGGCCCCGCAGAGGCCCCGGACCGACCTGATGCCGACGTTGAGGATGTAGAACGACGCCGATCCGACGGTGTCCCACGCCTCCGACGGGCTGCCGCTGATCGGGCCGACGATCTGGTGCTCTGACGTCCTGGCGACCAGCAGGGCCGCCGACCCGTTGCCGTTCGGCGCCAGGGCGGTGTTGATCTTGCCGTAGAAGCCTGTCAGCTGCGCTTCGGATGCGAACTCATAACCCGAGAGCAGATGGTGGCTGCTGGTGCTGCCCAGCTTGTCCATCAGGGTGTAGCCGAACGTGTAGCCGGTCCCGGTCGTGCGGAACATGCAGCTGCGGTTCGTGATCGTCGCCACACCGCTGGACTCGCTGTAGGCCTCATCGGCGTCAGCAGGAACGTAGTTCGGGCGGATCGTGCATTTCCGATAGTCCGGCGCCCACATGGTGCAGCCACGGGGCAGGATGCAGCCACCTTCATTCGGGTTGAACCCGACCAGTTCAGCGATCGTCGGCACCTTGCCGTCAGCCCAGACGGCAGGCGTGGTGCCGGTGTTGCCGGGGTCGTTGTAGAGGGTGTGGACGCCAGCCGACAGGCGGATGCTGACACAATCCAGATGAGCGGCCTCCTGGCTGTAGTTGAACCAGCTCTTGCTGGTGATCAGTCCCGCCTCGATCAGTGCGCGGTTGATGGTCTTGAACGGCCGCATCTCGCTGTAGCCGCACGTCAGCCGCTGGTTGTCGATCCGGCGGATCTTGGCGTCAATGTTCGCCGTCGTCGGATTGGTGCCCGACGGATCCGGGTCGTAGGACGCGAACGATCCAGCGGCGAAGGCGTCCGATCCGATGTAGGGGTTGACGTAGAGCTGGAATGGGGCGTTGAGCGGATCGTTCAGCTCGCCCGATCCCGCGAGGATGTTGGCATTGCCCAGCAGCTGCCGCAGGCCATCCAGCATTGCGGTGAGCTGGGCTTTGACGTCTGCCTGGCTGGCGGCCAAAGGCCAGCTGCCGGCATCGGCCGCCTTCTTGATAATCGTCACCGCTGTCTAGGCAGGGCCATGGACCTAGGGTAGCGGGCCAAAAAAAAGGCCTGACAGGCCACCACGCCCGTCAGACCTGCCACTTCCCACGCGCAGATCCTAACCCATCCGCAGCTGCGTTTCACCGAGCACCAGGAACGCCGCGCTGCCGCTGATCAGCTCCCTGGCGCCGGTCTCGACGCCGGTGCGGGCCAGCAGCAGGTCGGCCTCATACCAGAGCGCCCCGCCCAGCCGTGGATCGCGGCAGGGGTTGCTGCCGGGCGCCTCCGCCGGCCGTTCGCGGTGCAGGTAGAACCGGGCCCGGCACCGGCAGCCGCGGTCGAGCATCATCACCAGCCGCAGCAGGGCTGTTGAGTCCTGGCTGCCGGCCCGGTAGCTGCGCTCCAGGTCGAACTGCAGGGTGCCGCTGCCGCGCACCAGGGCCTTCACCGAATCCCCGAACGGTTCCGCCAGCGCCGTGGTGTCGGCCGTCGCGGCCTCCTGGTCCAGCGTCCAGCGGGCCAGCTGGGCCTGCAACTTCCACCCGATCAGCTCAGCGCCGGCCGCGGCCGAGGGGATGACAGCGACCTGGTCGGCAGGCAGCTCCGGCTCCGCCAGTGGCAGCACCGCAAGCACCGACTGAGCCAGGGTGAGCAGTGCCGCCTGGTAGGCCGCCTCAGCGGAGTAGGGGGCCAGCACGAGGGCGCCGAACGCCACGCCCGCCAGGGGCAGCCGGCCGGTGGTGCCACCGTTCACGCCGTTGATTTCGGAGTCGTAGAACGCCAGCCGACCCAGGGTGTCGCGGCCGGCGTAGCAGGTCAGCTGCTGGGTCAGGCCGGTCGTCGCCGACGCCTCCCAGTAGGCCGCGGCATCACTGGCGGCCCAGTACGACCCGGCGTCGTTGGTGCGGTGCGCCGTCGCGGGCCCTGCAATGCCCAGGCCGCCCCAGTGGCGGTGGCCATCGGGGCAGTCGGCGTAGCCGTTGAGGTTGGCGTCGATCGGCAACCCGCGGGCACAGGAGATGATCACCCGATCGCCAGGCCAGAAGCCCGGCTGCGCCAGCCAGAGGCGGCCGTTATCAAAGCGGGCATCGGTGAGCACCGTGAGCGGCGGCCACTCACGGCTCAGCTCCATCTCCCCGCCGGTGCCCAGCAGGCTCATCAGACCGTCCCGCTGATGGCGTTGAAGACCACCGAGACCTGGCAGCTGACCACGTCGCCGACGCTGGTGGAGATGCCGGTGTTCTGGAACAGGACGGGCCCGCGGATGTTGCGGTCGAGCAGGATCAGCTCCAGGTCGCGGATGGTGTCGTCGGCCGTGATCTGCTGCTGCAGCAGCTGGCTGACGGGGCTGCTGCGGTCATAGAGCAGGGTCATGGACCCGGAGTAGGCCCGCAGTCCGTAGACGTAGCTGCGGGTGGTGTCACCCAGGGCGGTGTCCTCCGGGGTCTCGGAGGACAGCTGTAGCGAGATGTCGCGGGCCTTGGCGATCGCGATGCCGTCCAGGCGCACCTCGGCGTCGCGTGAGGTTAGGACGGCCATCGGGGCGGCTGGGGGGATAGGGTCAGGGTAGCGGGTTGGTCATCACCCCCGAAACCACCGAACCGCACCCCAGATGGGGAACAGCATCGGATTCCATGCCTGACTCGGCTGCTGCATGGTGTTGACCCACCAGATGCGGCCGATGCAGCCGAAATGGTCGTTGATGTAGAAGGCGGGGGGTTGCATGGGTTTTAATTCCATCGTTTCTCACCTCCATGGCAAATGTAAAGAGCTGAAGTCATGCTCATAGGGATTAGCGTTTTCCCGACCGGGACCAATGTTGTGGATCGTCTTGTTTCACCAGTTGGCTTGCAGTGAGTTCGCAGATAAGCATTGCCTGCCTCATGCAGCAGTAGCACTGCAGCTAGGCCAACAGTTGCCCCAACCATCAAAACAACGGCAAAGGTCATTTCCCTATCCATCAGACCCGCTCCTCGAAGCGCATGTGAGCCACTACCTTGTTGATCAGCGCCAGCGGCACCTTCGGTGACCTCGGCACCCAGCGCCTCGAGGCCCAGACCTGCGCGACAGGATCCCACTCGGCGATCTGGTCGAGCAGCGCCCGCGTCCGGCTTCGGCGGTGGAAGCGGACCAGGTTGGGATTGCGGCTGAAGATTGGATCCTGGGTGACCGTCCACCCATCGCCGTGGTAGAGGATGTGCGGGGCCATCACCCCACCCTCCCCCGCCGCTGACGCCGCCGAAGCCACATCCCAACCCGCACCGCAACCACCAGCGGCCACAGGGCCCCAGCGAGCAGGGCGGCGAGCCATTCGCCGGGCTCGCGGCATTCATGGGGGCGCACGACGCTCATCGCGGTGAAGGCGCCGGCCCAGGCGTAGATCTCAAGCATTGGGGGCCTCGGGTTGGGGGATGGAATCGGCTTGCAGCCAGTCGCCCGCCAGTCGCCTAGCCCAAACCGTGCCGTCATTGCAGGCTGCGTACAGGACGTTATTGGCATAGGTCATCGCCGTCACCACGCGGGCCGGGGCCGGCGCAGGCGGCGGGGTCTGCTGGGCGGCTCGGGCGGCTCGGGGGACTCGGGGGACTCGGGGGACTCTTTCCGACCACCACGGCTGGCCGGG